TACTGCACCAGCCACTGTCGTAGGTGTAATAGTTGATACATTAATTAAATTTATTACAGTCATTTATTTTTCCTTTATCCGAATACTATTGCCATAGCAATAGCAAAACCTTTAGTAGCTGAACTAGCACTAGCATAAGTTTTTACATCTGTTGCTGGAATGGTCTTCATTGTTCCACCATCATTAACTACAAAACCATCAGCATCTGCTAGTGTTATAGAACCACCAACAGAAGTACCACCGTCTAGTAGATTTAACTCTTCAGGAGTAGCAGATATTGCTGTAGTGCTTACAGCAGCTAATACAGGAATTGTACCACTTTGATTAGGTAAATTAATAGTACGATCTGCTGTAGGATCAATAATAGTAAGTGTAGTTTCATGTGCATCTGCTGTTGCACCTTCAAATACAATAGCATTTTCTGCATTCATTGTAACTGTATTTACTACAGTTTGAGTACCGCTAACTGTTAAATTACCAGATACTGTAAGATTATCTGCTACTGTCACTTCTGATGTACTATGTCCTATTGTAATAGGAACACCAGAAGTTTCTGTGCCTAATTTTAATGTGCCTGTGCCTTTTGGTTTAAGTATTATACCAATATTAGTATCGCCACCAGATGCACCTATTGTAACTTCATTACCTGTTGCAGCGTTAGTTAATTCTAATTGATTAACTGCAGAACTAGTTGTTTGAAATACAATTTGTTCATTGCCATTAGCGTCTGCTATAAAGCCACCATCTGCAAATTTAGGTGCTGTAAGAGTTTTATTTGTTAGAGTAGCTGTTGAAGTTGCTGAAAGTAGTCTAGCATCACCGCCTGTGCTTGGAAGTGTTAAAGTATTTGAGGCTGACTCAGAGTGTGGTGCAGCTTGTAAAAGTTGACCATGACTATTAGCTTCACAATTAAACTGTATTGCACCTGCATTAGTATTACCACGCACAGTTATATGACCTGTACCTTTTGCTTCTAATTCAAGATCAATGTTAGAGTCACCACCTGTAGTGGATAATTTAGGTGCATTACCTGTTGCAGCATTTGTCACATCAAATTGATTAACTGCAGAACTTGTAGTTTGAAATATAATTTGTTCGTTACCATTATTATCGCCAATAAAATGTGCATCATCAATTAGTATATTATGTGAATTAGTATCTAAATTAGCACCTAGTTGTGGAGATGTATCTTCTACTATATTAGATAATGCAGCAGATGTAGCAAGTCCTGAAACTAAATTTGATCTTGTTATTTTTTTAAGACCGCCACCAGAGGTATCTACAGCAACAAAAACATCATCATTAGCTACTGTACTAATTTCTGATAAATCACCTACAGCAGTAGGGTTAAAATTTGTACCATCTGCAATAAGAAGATGTCCTGAAGTATTAGTAGCCATTGTAAGATCATCACCACTAATAGTAAGATCACCACCTATAACTACATCTCCATTAAATGTAGCTTTACCTGCAAGAGCCATATCAATATCAAGAGCAGTAATAAGACTAGAACTATCTGTACCTTTAATAGTAAAATTTTTATCTGCTGTACTTACTGTAAGAACTGCATCACTAGAACTATTTGCAATATCTAGTATTGATGTGCCATCATCTTTAATTGTTACATTAGCACCACCTGCGTCAAGAATAATATCACCAGAAGAGTCTAGTGTAATATCTGTACCATCATTAGTAATAGTGTCAAGAGCAAGGCTACCTACGTTAGATATATTAGCATCACCAAAATCTAATGCACCTGCAACAGTAAGTGTTCCTGATACATCTACATTACCATTAATGTCAATAGTAGTGGCTGCAATTTGTATTTCTGTATCAGCTACAAGATCAAGTTGTCCATCTGTGCTAGAATGAATATAAATAGCTGTATCACGAAATTGTAACTTTTCTGTAGTAGCCATAAGTATGTCATCAGAAAACTCAAAGTAATCTTCATCTTCCATCCATTTTAGTACACCGTCATTAGTTTCACCATCAAATGTAATAACAATATCTGTACCTGCAGTACCTGCACCAAATGTTAAAGCGTGACCAGCCATTGTACTAATAGGACCACCTTCACCTGTAGTACCGTCATGTGTGTGTCCTGTACTTGCAGCAAAAGCAGCTAATAGCTGATCAAACTCATCATTAGTGTGTGCTGCAGTAATGGTATCTCCATCTGCATAAGTTGACTGTCTTGTATATGTAGCACCCATTTAACGTCTAGCTCCTAATTGATACTCTAGTTGAAATCCTTTTAAAGAATAAGGATTACTTGTTCCATCATCTTCTACTTTAAGTATTACAGAAAAACCTGATCCTTCAACAGCTTTTCTGTCTAAGGGGTCTTGACCTCCACCATATATAAATTGTGTTGTACTAGAGGTTGTACTATAAACTGCTGTATTATATGCAGCAGATAAATTTATTGTAGAAAAAGGATAAACTGCTGGTCTAGCTGAATTTTTATCTTCATTATCATATCGTACAATTAAATCAGCATCAACACTTCCTTCAGGTCTATAATTAATAATAACCTTTTGCATATGTTTACGTATGCCAGAATCACCAAACACCATATCTGGTCCTCTGTATTTACCTTTTATAGTTGTTCCATCAAAGGTACTTCCTATTTCTTGTCTTTGTACAAATCCATTAACATCTCCATGTAATACAATTACATCACCTGTTTCTACAAAAGTATCTGTACATGTAGTTTTAAAACCTTTCAATTCTGAAAACTCAAAACCTTCTTTTTTTAAAACACAAGTAGCTCCTTTAGAAAGTGCAGCAGATTGACCTGTTTTGTTAAAAAATATTCTATATTGAGTTTTATCAGGTATAACTACACTATCAAAATCTACTGAGTTTTTAATATTTTCATCAAATATAGATTGTATATTTTTACTAATTGTTCCTAGTTCAGTATCTCCAATACGTTCTGTAGCTGCAATAGTACGCAATCCATCAGGGCCAAGGAATATTAAATCACCTGCAAATTCTTGCACAGTAAAACTATTAATGCATCCTATACTTCTAGTTACAGGTTCTACAACAAAATCAGAACTAGAAGAACCTGTTAATTTAAATATTCTATTTTCACAAAATATAAATAAACTATTACGAAAAACTTTTAATGCAACAACAGTATCATCTACTTTAACACTTCCTGCACCAGAACCAGAGTTAAACCCATCTTCATTAAGAGGCTCACTAAATATTACTTCTTGAGGTGTAGTAGATTTACCTGCGTAAAACATATGATTTCTATATGCAGCTACAACAGTTGAACCTGCTACACTACTATCTGTAACATCAGTAGCAGACAAAGAAGTATTAAAAACTACAGGTGCATTAACTTGATCTACAAAAATAATCTTTTCGTTACCGTCAAAATTAAATCTTTCAAAATGATATTTAAGAGCATTAGTTCTATCTGTATCTATTTGTGTCCAATCTATTGACACAGAACTATTTGTAGTATGTGCAGCAGCAGTAGTGCTTGAAGTAGCTCTAGTTACACCAGTAAAAGAGTTTGAAGTAACTCCTGTGTATGTAAACTTTTCATCATCAATTTGAAGAGTACCACTAGTAGCAAAACCTGTAGTAGAATCTACAGTTAATGCACCTGCACCTGTCATAGCTGTGCTTGACTCAATACGAATAGCTAACTGTGTTGATGAAGAAAAATATATTCTTTCACCTCTAGCTGCTAATATTCTGTTGTCAAAAGAAGCAGTCATTAAAGGTTCTTCAGCAGTAGTGTTTGTAATAGGTATTACCTGATTAACAAATTTAGTATAGCCGTTTATTCTTCTATACCCACCTTGAATATCAGGTTCAAAGTTTTCTAACTCTAATGCTTGTCCTGGGTCCATTAAGAAACTAGAACGGTTAAGGACTAATCCACCTTGACAGTTAAATGCAACAGGTTGTAGTTGAGCATTATCGGGCATTAAGAAACAGTTCCTGACATAGTATTACCGTAGCCTGTTGATCTTTCTATATGTGTAGACCTAACATATTCATACTTATTAATAAGAAGACTTTGCATATTTTTAATTCCTTGTTGGAATCTGTCAAATGTTATTTGATACTGAGGTATTTCTCCACGATACTGATATACAAAAGCAGAAGCACCATCTACAACTACAGGGGCAAACCTGTCAGGTATAGTAGTAGTATCTCCATGTGCATCTAAGTCACTAGGAAATGTAAAATAATCAAATGCTAATGTATATTGTTTATCTGGTAAAGGATGTAATAAATAATTATTATCTGGTGAACGTACTATAAACTGTGGTATACCACCATTTTCAAACTGTGTTACAGTTACTCCACTACTATGTGTAGCTGCAGTAGTACTATTAGCACCACGAGTACATCCTGTAATATCATTGCCTGAAATAGCTGTATATGTAACTTGTTCACCAGCAATATGTACAGTTCCTTCAGTATCAAGACCTGTAGTAGATGTTAGTGTTAATGTAGCTACAGTGCTAGAGTGAGAGCCGTTTAGTGTTGTAGTTACAACTTCATCTTCTTGCGTAGCATATTCTTTTTGTACGTATTCATTATAGTTTAATATTCTTAAATTATTTCCAGATGCATTTAAATCTGTATCTTTTTTAATTCTAGCTGTGCTGTAATCTACAGACTTTGTACTTGTAGGTAAAGAGTATCGTGCTACACCAGCAGTAAGTGTAGAACTATTAGTAGCATGATTAAAAGAATAACCAAACTCTCTTTGGTTAATATATCTAATAGCTTCATTAACGGCATTTTTACATTGAACTTGTACTCCCCTAGCATTTGAGAAATCAGTAGAAGTAAGAGATACTTCATTCATTCTTGTTATAACATCATTAGTTAATGATAAAAATGTAAGTGCCATTAGGTTTCCTTTAGATAAGCTAAAGAGGCCAGTAAAATACCAGCCTCTAAAGTTATTTTAAATTAAGTCTCTTTGAGCAATTGCAGCTTCTGTCATTGCGGCAGAAACGTCAACTACTACACAGTAGACACGTAAGCGTCCAGTTGCAGGATCAGCACCAGCGATTGTTACATCAATGGTATCTGCAGCACCAACAAGAGCTAAAGCTTCTGCAGCATATGTAGAAGCTGAACCTGTACTAACAAGGTTAGCTTCACCATTAGAACCTTTTGCAAGGTATGTACCTGCAGTAGCATCAAGTGCCGCACCGTCAATGATGTCATCACCACCACCAAAGTCAATATTACAAGTACAACTTGCAGTAAAAGACTTCATAATTTCAGCACCAGCAGCAATCACAAAGGATTCAGCAGGTACTTCTAGTAGTTGAAAGATGTCACCATTAGCAAGCGTAGCTCCTGCAGTAATCATAGCATCAATATCTAAGATCGCTTCAAGAGTGCGTACTGTGTTACCTACATTAGTGTGAACAGCAAGAACGTCTGCGCCAACACCAGCAGTAGATGCGAGAGTCATATCAAAAGTAGCCATAAGTTATATCCTCCCTTACGCTGCGTTATAACGAGCAGTTACGATAGCTTCTGGACGAAGTATCTTTCTGCCGTATAGATGCATACCACGAACAATGTCAGCAAAGCTGTCCTGATCACGATATGTTTCTGTCTTATTGATTTGCTCCGCAGTTGCGACAGCAGAATCATGTCCAGCAACAATAACACCAAGGTTTGTTAATTGATTAGCTGTGCCTGATGTTCCAGGTCCAGTGCCAAGGGCAGGTAGATTGGAAGATGTATAGACACGGAAACCGTGGAAGTTATTTACAGTTAGACCATTACGTAGTCCACCTGACTCACCGAAGTCAGCGTTCATAAAACGTGAATCTTCATCAGCAAGAATTTCCATAAACACTGGATCAACTACAAGCCAGCGATTCTGTGAATCAACTTGCTGTTGGTCAAGCAAACGCTTCATGCGTGAAATAATCATCGCAGGAGAAACTGTTGCTGTTGGCAGTGATGTAGCTCCAGGCATACGAGCAGTTACTGGAATCGAATGAGTACCAGCAGATGTTGTCGTAATGTTACCAAAGTCACCTTTATGAAGCTGCATTGAAGAAAGCAGTTCGTTTGAACCTGCAGTAGATACAGCTTTAGTACCATTAACAGTTGTGTTAAGAGTGCTTGCTTTACTATGCAAAGAACTTTGTGCGTAGCCAGCCATGTAGCCAAGAACCTCTTGGTCATACTGGTCAGACAAACGATAAGCTGCACGATTGCTTGCCAAGTCCATGAAATTGATGTGACTGTGAGCTTCTTCAATATCGTCCATTTTAAAAGCATAGTAGTTAGCTTTGTCAATAACGAGTGAAAAGTCCTCATCTTGTAAATCTTGGGCTGTGACATTTGTGCCACGTGCATACTCCGACACTGAAATTTCAGGCTCTTTGATAATTTTAACTGTATCACCTTGCCCAGAAATCTCTCCGAAATAATCAGAGTTAGTAATATCTCCTACAACAGTAGACTTGCGGAATGCAAGTTGTACCTGTTTGGAGTAGATTACAGGACTAAAATTACCATTAGGTAAATTCCCATAACCTGTTGCGGTTTTAAAAGCCATAATAGTTCCTCCTATAAAGTTTAGGCTTGCTTATAAGCTAAACATTATCACATAGAGGCTGTACTTTTTCTAGGGTGCATATTGTTATTAGTTGGCCTACCAATAACGTTATGGGCCTATACTTGAACAGGTAAGTCTTACGTATTGTTTAGTTTTAGATTTGGTAGTTTATTATTAGGTAGACCCAATGGGTGGCTAATAATGATTATACCTATAGTTATACCGTATTAATTTTATTTGTCAACAGTATTTTATCGTGCAGAACCAGACATATCGTAAATAAATTTTCCAGTTCTTATTGCTTCCATGATCGCATCAGAAGCCTTTTCGTATTGTTTAGTTGTCATACTGGCAACTTGCGATTCACTAAACGTACCGTCTTTGCTATCTGTATCAGGAGCATTACGACTAGTACGATTAACAGAACGTGCAGCATCTTTGTTGCTTGCAGGTTTTTTTGTGCTAATGTTCATGTCTGCTTTGTACAAATCAATTGCACGACTTGCAGAACGAGCATCTGTATCATTTTCGTATAGAGCATCTTGAACCCACTTAGGTTGTTCTTCTGCCCAATTGTGAAAGTCATCACTATCTCGTATCTCACTAAAGTCAGGATGAACCTTTAACAGTTCTACTTCTGCTTTCTCACGAGATGCTGTAGCTCTCATTTCATCTATTTCTTTTACACGGCTTTCTAAACCTTCTGACTGTTCACGAGCTTTCTTAATTGCTATTGTTTCTACAATGGCTGCTACGTCAGGATACTGTGCTGCCCATGCATCAATGTCTTCATCAGACTTAGGTAGCTTAATTTCTTTACGTGTAACATCTTTTAACTGTGTTTCTATTTGGCTAAACTTATCTTCCCAAGACTTTTCTTTCTCTTGCATATGCCGCCTAAGATCACCGTAACGTTTCTTAAAACTTTTCTCTTCTGCATTAGTAGGTTCAGCTTCTTGTGCTTGAGCCTCTGGTGCATCTTTTTTATCTGCAAGTAGTTGCTTTAGTTCTTCCTCATCTTGATCAATGCGGTTTGAGTTAGCACTCTTCCTATCTACAAATGCAACCTTTTTGGGAGTGGTTACTTCTCCTGCCATAGTAGTAGTATTCATTATAGTTCTTTCTTTCTGGGGCCACCGTAGCCTAGTGTTGGTAGGGGGATGAGTAGCCAGCGTATAAGGTGATTGTTATTTTCTTCTTGAAGCTAGGCCACCTCTATTCATAGGACCAGTTATATTACTGCCTCCTGTACCTGCTCCAATTCCTGCTCCTGCTTCCATTCCTTCACCAGATAAGTTATCTGCAACTTCTTCACTAATACTTCCAGACTCAACTGCTGCTTTAATTGCTGGTTTAGGTGCAAAAAATGGATCATCATTACTAGTACCACCACTATCTTTTTTAGGAGGTGTAGGTGATTTAGTTGGTTTTATTTTTTTCTGCATAGAGCTAACAAAATCTTTTCCTTTATTAAAAGCATCTACTGCTTCTTGTTGTGATACATCAGTATCAAAAGTTTCTAATAAAGCCTCTGATGTATCTTTTCCAAAAGCAGTTGTAAGGTCTTTAGACATTTGTGTAAAATCATAGTTTGCAGTATTAAATGTATTATTACTTAAAGGAGCAGGTGATGGTAATTGTTTATCTATAGTAGCTGTAATTTCAGGTGTATAAAGTTTTGTAGGTAATAATAACTTACTATATTCTGTATTAGTTGATATATTTATAGGCGCACTAGTATCTCCTGTTTGATATAAAGTACTTGTATCTGTAAATTGTCCATCAATAGAAAGTTCTGTTGTATCTAATTTTAACTCTTCTAAACTTTCTACTATATTACGATTTGGTTGTTGATCTTTTTTATCATCCATTAATTCTTGTTGATCTATTGTAAGTCCAGAAGTTCTATCTAATGAAGTAATACTAGATGTATCTGGTCCTTCTGTTTGATCTATTTCTGGAGAACCTATAAAAGCTGGTGGAGTATAAGAAAAATCTTTTTCTTTAAGAATTTTTTCTTTAGCTTTAGCACTATTGCTTGCTACTTTAAGAACTTTATCTCTATCTTCGGATTTAGTAATGCCAAAAGCATCTGTTACAGATGTAAGTATTTTACCTAATAATCCTTGACTTTTCTTTTTACCTTCTATGCTTAATGATTCTTTTATGGCTTTTAATTTTTTTACTTGTCCTGCTATAGGAGTTTTACCTGCTTGAGTTATTTTTTCGTCTATAGCAGCAATAATTTGTTTTTCACTATATTTAGTACCTGTATGTATAGCTGCAGCCATAAGAGGGTTAATTAATGCAGCAACCCCTGCCATAACACTAGTAGCATTACCTGTAAATTTTTCAGCTTCTTTAATCCATATGTCTAATGCTTTACCATCTTTGCCTGTAGTATCCATATCCCAACCACCAGCTTTTTGAAACTCAGATTTTTCTGGAAAACGTTGTGAAGGTTCACGATCACTACCTGTGGGTATAGCTTTTTCTGTTTCTGTTTCTTCTTCTACAGGTGCAGAACCTTTTAATACATAACCTGCTGGAATAGGTATAACTGGCTCACCATCAAAGAAAGGTATACGTCTATCTGGTGAACCTTCTTTTACATATATACGAACATCTTGATTGCTAAAGTCAAAGTCAGGCATACGTATACTACCACCAGACTGTAGTAACAAACCACCCTGTGCTTTCTTCTTTGGTTCATCATCTTTATCTGGTCCACCAATAACAACTAGATCAGCCATACCAAATGGCATATCGTCAGGCATTGTAGCTTCATCACTATTACCCATTTGACCCATAGCTTCCATTTGCTTGAGACCCATCTTAGCAGCTTGACGCATCTCCATAAGTTTCTCAAGGCCAAGGAACCTAACTACATCAGCAGGAAATACAAATTCACCTTCACTTACCTGTGCAGGTATATCATCTCTAACTTCTTTACGAGTACTACCAATAGGAACTTCATTACCTGATTCTTTATCTATCATACCACCTTCATCACGTAAGCCGCCTTCTTCAAACATATCCATTTGTTTTTCCATTGCTATTCCACCTTCGTTAAAAACTGTAGGTCTTAATCCTTCAGGCATATCTTCTATTCTAAGTTTTCGTAATTTACCAATTCGTTCTGCTCTAAGTTTAGGAGTATTTAACTTAGGTACTTTAGCTAAAACTAATGCTCCAATCTGTACAACTTCATCTGCATTAAATACTGGCATCATCGTTGCTTTATCATAAAAAAAACTATGTCTTTCTGGATTAAAACCTACTTGTACCCAATCAGGATCATTTATATATTTTTCCGCTAAAGCAAAAGCATCTTTATCTGAAGTATCTTGCCACTCACCTTTCATAGTAGCAAAAGGAGTTTTAGTTTGTGTATATTCTTCCTCTACTTTTTCTCCTGTTTTTTTATCTATTACTTTTTTAGTTTTCTTTTTTTCTGTTGCAATGTCTAGGGCTAATTTTTTTGCCCCTCTATTTGTCATATCAAAGTTTACATTTTTTAAAACTGCAGTTCTTCCATAAAGTTTACCTTTTTCTTTATCTACAATACTTGTTACCCATACATCATGTTCATTGTATGCAGGTATATCTAACCTAGAACTTACTACACTACCTTTTTTTAATTTGGTATTTAAACCTAAAATACCACTATCTGATTTATCTTTAGTTAATGCACCTACTACTTGCCTAAAACTAGGTAACATTGTTTGCAAATCTATATCTGTAAAAGATGTAGCAGGTTGATTTTCTTTTATATATGTTCTATACTCTGGACCTGACATTATTCCTTGTTGTAAATCTTTAGCCTGTTCTGAAAATTTTCTTTGTTTTCTACGTTTACTTTCTTCTTTAGGAACTTTATTTTGTTTTTTCCACTGATCAATAGCTTCTTTATTTCCTAACATTTCTTTTGCATTAGTAACATCATCTACATCAGTAGATATATCTAAAATACGCATAACACGTTTAGGCTGAATATCTTCTATAGGTAAATCATCTGTTACTTTATTAGCGGTTTTTGCTAATTTTATAACACCACTAAGCAATCCCATTTTTTAATACCTCATCTCGTAGTAACTGTAATCTACGTAACTGATATATTGCACCTTGTGCTCTATGTATTGTCATAGTATTGTCTGCTTGTTCCATAGAACGATGTTGTTGTTCTATAATAGTATCTAAATAACTACTGAACTGGTCCCACTGCTGGTGGTTGCTGACTAGCCCCTTGAGCTTGTTGAGGTGCTCCTTGTCCTTCATTACCGCTAAATCCTTGTTCTTGTGGCACTGGAACTTGTCCTGTACCTATAGTGCCACCACCTGCGCCTGTAGGGTCTGCTGGGTTTGCACCTGCTGGTGGTTGTCCTTCAGGTGCTGGCTGTTGGAAACCTTTCATAAGTTCTGCCTGTACAGCAGCCTCATCCATATTGTTAGTTACTTTATCTGGATCAAGATCAAGAGACTTTGCAATTTCACGAATAACATACTGAAACTTAGCAAATGGTGCAAGTGCAGGGCTAGATGCAATCTGCATAAACTGCATTAATCTTTGACTACGTACTTCATTAGCCATTAGACTTTCTGTACCACGAGCCTTAACCTCTAAGTCACCTTTAATGTTTGGATCAAAGTCAAACTGCATATTAAATCTAAACAAACCTTCACCTAGTGGTCTAAGTAAATAGTCATCTACATTTTTAATAACACTCTTTATACTACCTTGTGCAGCACCCATAAGCATACTAATACCAGAAGCAGTACGGCCCACCCCCGATACGCCTGTTTGACCATGTGCAAAAGATGGAAAGCCAGTTGATTCATCTGCTAATACCCTTGCTTTATCAAATAACTGTAAGTTTTCCTGTGACACGTTAGGAAATTTAGTACCAAAGATAGCTTGTCCAGGTGCTCCACCCTGTCTCCTAAATACCTTGCCTGGATATACTGATAAGTCTTGGCCTGGAACTAAGTTAGTTTCATCTACCTCAATAAGAAGATTACCAGATAATACAGCATTGTCAACAGCCATTCTCATAAAACCATTCATAAGAGTTTGTGTATCGTCCATATTTTCTGCAATACCTACCCCAAAGAATGAATAAGGATTTAATTCGTATGGTGAAGCCATATAAGGTATAGTGGCAGGTTTAAACGGATTAAGAACCATACGCAATAATTTACCATTACATATCCATATATTTGCTTGCAGTTCGTCTACATTAGATAGTTCTTTAGGTATATCTACACCTTGTTCTACTAACATATCTGTATCGCACATACCCCAATACTCTAAAACTTCGTAACGATTTACACCGTAGTCAGGTACATAGTCAGCTAGATCATCTTCCCAATACTCTTTATTATAGTTTTCTCCTAACTGTACAGCTTCCTCAATTACAGTAGGACGAAAGTATGGTCTACGTTTTAATCCACGTAACTGTGTACGTGACATCTTGTGTCTCTCAATAACAAACTGAGCTTCGTCCATACTATTTGCATCTGGATCAGGATAAAAGTTCCACACAGATACATGAGATACTTGCGGTATAGTTTTTATAACAGGATTATACTCACCGTCTTCTCCCCAATTAGGGTACTCTTTGTCTATAGCAAACGGACCTTTCATTACACCAGTACCAAACAATGCCATCTCAAATGCTGTACTGCGTAAATGTTTACTTGCACTAGACTCTTCTAGTTGATCATGTATTTTCTTTTGCATTGTTTTAGCAGCTACCATAGCTGGACTAAATGTAATTGCAGTAGGTGTTTTACCTACACCTTGACGTAAGCCATCTATGTTATTTAACTTTTCTGACAGTGGACCAAGGCTATCTGCTAGTGTTGCTGCTGTAGCACCTTTAGGTAATTCTTTACCGTCACCTTTAAAACCATACGGATTTACTTCTTCATCCATACCAGATTCTTTTAGTTGTTCTGGTTCTTTAGGATCAAAGTGTACATCTGCAACTACACCGTCAGGTAATTCTGTTGGGTCTACTGTTAGCGGAAACTTTTGACTAGCAAATAGTACATCAACAATCTGTCCATAAGCTGCAAGTGTTTTTGTTTTAGTTACTTTAATAAATACTCTTGATTTTTCAGCCTCTGTAAACTGCACATCAGGCCCATACAAACCACGATAGTTTCTGTAAGAACGTAACCATCTGTGTTCATCTTGTTGTCTGTGATCTTCTGCACGACTATACCTGTCCATAATAAATGGAATAATCTTTGATGTATTTACGTCTTCTACGTCAGAGTTATCACTGTCTTCTAAGACAATAGAATCATCTTCAATAAAACCTTCGTTATCTTCTGCCATTTATTTTTCCTTAATAACCAAACGTTAAATCTGCAACCTGCATACTTCTTTTAGGTGGACCCATAGGATCATAATCAAATATGCTAAACCTTGGTCTTGACATGATACCATACCGTAAAGCATCGTACAAGTGGTCTTCTGATGTAGTATCTATATCCTCTGGATTTCTTTTGTCAATAGGTAGTGCAGGTAGTTGAGAAATTAAATTTGTACAGTTTTCAAAAAATACTAATCTAGGTTCTTCTGTAAACTCATCTATCTGTAAACGCCTATGTACTTCATTCTTTCCTGATACTCTTGATCCTCTTGATCTATCAGATGGACGCCACCTACAACCTTTCATAATCATTTGCTCTGCTAGGCTAGGGCCAGTATCTCCACGTTTATGCCACAAACTAGAATCAAGTACACCATATTTAATATTACCGTCACCTGCTTCTAGTTCTAGTATCATATCAGCTAAATCTGTAGCAAGAACTTTACCTACGTATAATTCTCTATACACAATTAATTTTTCGTCAGGAGATACAGCAAACCAAATTACACCAGATTTACTTCCGTATCCATAGTCACATGCTCTAAACTTTACCCAGTTACTAGGTATGTCAAAAGGTTCAATTACGTGTACTTTTCTGTCAAACTCAGTAAAGGCTGCACCTTCTTTAATATCCCAATCACCGTCTAGTAACTGTCTTCTTTGTTGTTCTGGTAGTGACAAAAGCATTGCTTCATAGTCACCTTGTTCTGCTAAGTAAGGATTGTCGGAAAGACGGGCAGGTATAAACCTACGTTTGAATAAAGATTTACCAGCTTTGGAGTGTCCAGCAGGATAGCGTAGTACCTCACTTGTTTCAATATCTGTTGCCTCAAAAGCTGTTCCGTATGCAGCAGGATCAATAAACATTTTTTTAACCCAATGATGTCCTCTTCCTCCTGGGTTAGTAGTAGCTCTCATATATACAGGCAAGTCGGGTGCAGTGGACCGTAGACGAGAGCGCATATAGTTCCACGAAAAAGGTGTGGGCCATTGAGTCAACTCATCAAAGCCTATCCAGCTAAACGCTAGACCTTGGTAGCGCAGGACATCATCTTCTCTGTCTAGGTAGGACATCCACAACCTCGCACCAGAGGGCGCAGTCCACTGCATCTTACGTTCTGACCATTTAATTCCAGGCCATATCTTAGGGTACATTTCTTGTGACTTAAAGATAAGTTCCCTTAGTTCTTCCGTAGTATGCCGTAGGAGCAATCCTGAGAAGGCTGGATGGCCCATAAAGCGTAATGGGTCTGCAAGCATAGCGTAGCTCTTCCCACCACCAGCCGAGCCTCCAAATAGTACCTCACGTTCACCTGCAGCTAGGAAGTCTGTCTGGGGGCCAGCATTCGGTTTAAAGATAATGTTATGTTGCTCTTCAACTGGTGCAGTGTACGTAATAGTAGGCTCTATATCAGGCTGCGTTTTCTTGCGTGTTGTTGTTTTCTGTTGCACCGAGCCTTGTGCTTTCGATTTCTTCCGCTTTGGCGATTGCCTTTTTCGCATAGTCTGCCCATTTGCGTAGGCTTCCAGCTTTGTTTTTGCGTCTTCGCTCATTATCCAACCGTTTCTTTAATCCTACGTGAGATATTTCTCTGCCTGTATTTGTAGTTAGCCAGTTAGATACTTCACGATATGAGTACTGTTTTAAATACTTCTTTGCTTTCTCAAGCATATCAAGTTCTATAGCTATTGGCAAGAGAATAAAATTATCGTTAGGGTCTAGCTCATAGCCATATGGTATTGTTCTTGATATACGTGGTATAGGAACCCACTCATTGTCTTCTTTAATGTCGGTTGGTTGAGGAAGTTTCCATTGACCTACGGATTTAGTCATCGTCATCCTGTGCTTGTTTAGCTGGCATTAACATAACACCACCTTTTGCTTCTACTTGCATCTTCTCTGTTTTTACAAGACCTGTACGATCTAGTAGTTCTTTAGCTGCTGCCATTTTGTCACGTATACCTAACTCAGTAGGATCGTTTAAAGCACTGACCATAGCCATAGCTGCCTTTGGCACATTACGTGCCAAGTAGTTATGCGTTACGTCAATTATCTCTTCTTTTAAACTGCTAGTAATTTCACGATTAGCTGTACTAGGTGAGTACCCTGCAAGTTTTTTAGCTGTAGTAATATTACCACCAGCTTCATCCATAAGAACATCAAGAAACTTTTGTTGACGTGGTGTTAATTCTCTAGCCATTATATCATCTCAAAGTGTGGGGCATCAATAAATGGTCTACGACCTTCTGATCTACGCAAGTCTATATAAGCATTCATAGAATCTTCAGCAGAACCACTGTACATTCTTATGTCTCCTTCAGACCAAGCTGCGCCCCACTTAATAGCAACAGTATTACGTCTAGCTGCTTCTGCCATTGCGTCACATATATCATCGTATACGTTTAGCTCCCAAGATATATCAGAACCAAAGTATGCAACAAGGTCTACAGCCCTACCATCTAGGTGCTTGCTTTTCATAGTCTGTGATCTACCTGAGTCATACAGCTTCTGCTGTTCCTCTAAGGTACGCATACCAAAGGTAACACCAAAGTCTACTTTAGTTAAGTTAATAGCTTCCATAACTACATCTACAAGGTCTTTTTCTACACCTTCTAGTTTACGTATACTTCTTGCGCTTAGTTTAAATGCCATATTACTTCCTTACATAGATGTCTTTACATACTTGGATACTGCTCTACCACCAAACCAAAAACTAATAATAGCTGCGAACAGTCCACTTGTAGCATCATCCCATATAAGAGACAGTGACCTACCAAGATCATTACCTGCATCCATAAGAGATATAAGTGCTGTTACTTTAATGG